CTTAGAAGGATTGTTGGGATTAAATAAAAAATTCTTTACTGTCTTATTTTTTCCCCTTCTTCTTACTCTACGTGTTTTCATTATACTATATGAATAACTAAAAACGGAAACTTTGAAGAGAATATAAATAAACGACTAAAAATGCATCCCTTTATCAGAATCGTAATCGAATCTGCTATGGCGGATCAAAATAAGTGTCCGACCAGAGATGCTGCTCTAGATGAGATCTACGTAAAGATGATTGTTCGTCCGCTTCAATTGGCTTGGTTGTATAAGACTAAGAAGTGCGACTGTTGTTATGCACATGATTAGTTAAAATTTAGATTTCTGATATGCAACGTAAGTTAAATAGATTCCATAGAAGTTCTTTGAAACAGTATCGATCAAATTGTACGATAAATTTTTCCATCCCGGAGAAAGCGTAGCAGCTAGACCATATGAACCCCAAATACCTGACATAACAATAAATAGTGGTAAGTTAGCAGAAAGATTTTTAGATACAAATGAACTATACATGACATAGAAGGATCCAATTAATCCAACAAAACCCATACTATTTGACGTAAATAAATCAAGACTGCCAATCTCATACAGATAACCAAAAAATAACATCATAGCATTGAATGCAAAAATAATTAATATATCTTTCTGATGTTCTTCCCAGAATGATTGGAGTGTTTTCTTTTCATCGGGCTTGTTATTGTAATCAAAGTATAGTATTGTTGTTAACAGCATAATTGGTGTTGTTATCATCCAATCATGATAACGGTAAAATGTAGCTTCAACGACTTCTTTGAAGTGATATGTGTACCATAGGTAAAATGTTAACTGAATTGATGATACAATTGTCTCTAATCCAACTGCCGTTATAAGAATTTGATCAGCTGGATCCACCTTTAACGTTAATCCAAAAAATCCAATTGCAGTAGATAGTACTTGGATAAATAGTGAAAAATATAAGCTATTTACTAATAAATTTCTCATTGTATTTGATGTGGGAATTTTAGAAAACGGAAAGAGGTTTGATTTATTTTTTAATCAGCAAACAAGATGGAGTCCTACTACGCAATCTTTCACAGTATCTACGATACGGACATTGCTCTAAATAGTGATATTAATGGCCGTCGCCAATATGGACCATACGATACGTATGAGCAAGTTTTGAACGATATGCTGGAATGGATTCAATACCAAGGACTAACAATTAACTACGCATGGTGCATCTATGGTGTAACCAAAGATGGTAAGCTAGTGAAGATGATACCTGATCAAAACGGAAAGTAATTTAATCTATTTTTTTAATTGCAAAAATGTCATACGAAATCGCTATCTTCGAGCACTCAGATCTCTACGACGGCGATCAGGATGTGTCTCCAGACAAGGTCATCTGCGAGTTCATTGAGTATTACAGGCGCTACTTCAACCCACGCTATTACGAGGAAAAGAACGTGCGTTTCCAACGCGGGAGGATGTGGCTCTCCTATGCAGACAACTCGGGTGGCGACAAGCCCATGACAATTATGCTGATGGGGTCCGTTACAGAAGAGCTTGTCGCGAATCTCAAGTGGGCCGTAGCAAAGCTATACATTGTAAACTGTGAAGATTGTGGAGTTGTAATCCCGAAAGATCCACGCCACAATTGGCTTATTTGTAGAGATTGCAGGGAAAAGTAGAAAACGGATGCCAAACAAATAAAAAGAGGCGATTAGATTGAACCCTGCTCCGGGTTCGGAGATTTCCACCCGCAAGGGTGTGAGTAGGAGCACCGACACTAAGTTCATTAAAACGGAAACTAATTTGATCTATTTTTTAATCAGCAAATAAGATGGACCAACTCGCAGAGACCAACCGACTGCTCGCATTGATTCTCGCGGAACTGAAGATCAGCAACGAGACATCCCGGAAACAATTCGCAGCTGCTGCAGATTCAGTTGCCATTGGCGAGCATATCATGAATATGATACGAAAGTGGGCATTGGAACTTCCCGGATCGATAGGTCATGGATGGGCAGTACATTTGTGAAAACGGAAACTTAAATGTTCTATTTTTTAATCAGCAAACAAGATGGCTTCTATTGATGCTGAACTTGCAACACTGCATGCACGTATTGCACAGCTTGAGGAGGCCAAGAAGGTTCCTCCTCCGCCTAAATCCACACTCGAACAGCTCATCGAGAATAGAAAGGGATACCTTAAAAAGAATTATGGAACTAAGTATGACACCAATAAGATGGTGAATATCATTTATCGTTCAGAAGTCGAGATGCTTGAGTCTATTGTCGAGAGTCTGAGCCGTATTCACACGCGCCTAGATGCACTTGAGAAGAAGTAAAAACGGATACTAATTTGTTCTATTTTTTAATCAGCAAACAAGATGGCATTTCTAGAGAAATATCTGCAAGATAATGCAACTGGTGGACCGCATGGAACTCATTCGGTCTACTGGATTACATCTGAAGTATTTAATCAGTTGCCTATCAGAGCGTGGAAGTTTAATCGTCCGCCCGATGTAGATCGTATTACTGAAATAAATAGACATATGAACGAAACTAAACGCATGGATGGAATGATCTATCTTGCGTGTGTTGATAATGAACTTGTATGCTACGAATCAAATCATCGTCGTGAGGCTCTACGTGGGTTGGACGGAATGGAACCGCTACTTGTGGACATTATCTGGCGTGCAACAGACGAAGCTGTAAAGGAAGAGTTTCTACGCTTAAACAAAGCAGTATCTGTTCCGGAGCTATATATTGCTGAAGAGGCAGATGTAGTTATTACTGGAATTAAAGATGCAGTTGATAAGTTCTGTGAAAACTATGCATCACATAAAGTTGGATCTAATCGTCCGCAGAGACCTAATTTCAATCGCGATACAGTGATTGATGAATTCTATCGAATCATGAAAGAGAACCGAATTGGAATTGATGAGTTTGTAATTCGTCTCCAACGCCTCAATACTGAGATGGCTGGACGCGATAAGAGTAAACTCGCTCAAAAAGTTATCGATAAGTGTGAAAAATCAGGACTCTGGCTATTCGCATGGAGTTCTAAGTTGAATGCAAGTGAATTGGTATAAAAACGGAAACTAATTTGTTCTATTTTTTAATCAGCAAACAAGATGGCAACATCTACTAAAATTGTGGTTCACATATGGTGGACACCTTTAATGACATTTCACTTTGGTTCTGGAGAATTTGAAATACACAATGGACATTCTACTAAACCGTCTATCATACAAATTGAGAATTTTAAAGATCATATACAAGAACTTAAATTTAAGATTAAGCGCGAAAACAGAGGATTCTTTAATAATATTGAAATTAAATTTATAACATCTAAGACAGATATATTAATACAATTTGATGATGATGATGCATTAAAAGCTTGTGAAATATTTAGTAATGTTTATAAAATTGTAGGTCCAATCATTGATTCCAATAAGATAATTATAAAAACAGAAACTTAAAGACTGTAATCCTTTTTAACTAAAATGTCACGATTTGTTCAGATTGGAAAAAAGATGGTTGACATGGTGGGATTGCATGCCGTTTGGATTGGACCCGATCATTTGTGTAGGTCGCGCATCACATTATACTATCCTGATCGTCTTCAGACTAAAACGATCGAATATGATTATGATCAAATGGTAGAAGCTAATAAAGATGCAAAATTTCTGAAGGAATCGTTGAAACAATTTAAAATGAAAGTTTCTGAAACCAATGTCTAGAGTACATCAAAATGTACATATTTAGTTCGGTACTGCCACATTCTCAGACCACTTATAGAATTTCTACTCCACATATTTAACTTTGGAAGAACTGCTCCTGCTAGCATAGGTTTGGCAAGAACAAACTTCCGAACATATCGCACAAGCTTAGATTCAAGCGACAACACTTTTTTTCTTTTTTCGTTCGCTTGCCATTCATCTGCGTGCGAACGGATAAACTCTTGAATTGCCTGTTTCATGATCTTTTTAGTCTGAGTAAATTCAGACGCTGCAGCTCTAACTTCTTTCTTAAGTCTACGAAACTCTTTATCATTTCTAACCTCGGCGTGTGCTTGTTCAATTAATCCAGCTTCTTCAATTGGATTACGATGTTTATTGCAAAGAATACATTCGTAGTTGGTTTGTTTCATGTACTTAATAACACATTTGGTATGATATGCGTGCTTACAATCCAAACGAACACATGTACGTGTCGATTCATTTGGATCATCATACTCTTCCATGTCCATATCAGCCATACAAACTGAACACTCTGGCATTTTATTTACTAAATTCATTCAATTTAAATAGGTTGATTTACTATTTGATTAACAAGTGGATGATTTTGCATCGCAAAAATCTTCGGCCATGCAAGATAGAGTCTAAAGCTTTGTTCGTGTTTAAACAAAGGAATTTCTGGATAACATGACAGTATATCATAAAATGCGTCTGCAATTGGATGCTGTTGGTGTTGACGCATTTGAGCGATAATATTAGTCAAAACTGCTCTGCGTTGTTCGTGAGATAGTTCACCGATTCGTTTGTAAAAGGTCTCCATTTATTTACATTCATTGCGAATATCCGTAAGCCAGTTAGCACATACTTCTGGCCACGTTTTGAACGAATAAGTTCTAGCCGCTGCACGACGCTCATCAAGCGTGTCGACTGTCTTCTGCATTGCATCTGCAATCATTTTGTGGTCAAATGTTGGACATTGAAACCCAATTGGCATTGATCCTGAAAAATACGAATGCCCAGACGATGGAATAAATTCTGCAACATCGGAAGTCAAAAATGCAGAATATGCTCCAACATCAGTTACAACTTGAGGAGCACCAGTATACAAATGCTCTAGTTGACAGAGACCAAACCCTTCTCCGTCGCTAGTGTTAATTCCAATATCTGTGATGTTATATATTTCATTAATTTTAGCATCAGACAGTGGAGTTGCTGCAGAATCGACAAGTATGAGTCGTTTACCGATTGTATCCAATGAAAGACCGCGCATTTCAAGTTCAGTATTATAAATACGAGTTATGTCATAATATGCACCGCCTTGAGTTGTAGCAGCAGTTACAATCATCAAAAAGTAAGGTTTGGTAATATCTCGTGAAATTAGTTCAACAAATGACATAATGCAAAGATCAAGTCGCTTTCGTTGAGAATTACGATTTGCATTCAAGAAAATAATAGCATCTGTTGGAATACCTGTAGACATGCGAAGACCACTACGTGTGTACTTATCAGCTCTTAAAAACACAGTGGAATCTACAGCATGTTCCATTACTGAAATTGTTGGAGCAGGTCCGTAGCTTGTATATTCTTTAACCCATGTATCTGAAAACATGTAAATACGATCAGCCGATTGATTAATCTTTTCAACAATGGGTTTCACAGTTCCTTTATATACAAGATCTAGATAGATCCAAAGCTTAAACGATGATTTATCTTTTTCATATTTCATCGTTTCAATAAATTTATAAACAATAAATGGATCATTATAGATCATAACGATATCGGGATTTACTGTATCAATATACTCGTTAATTTTATTAAATCCAAATCCTTCTTCACGAGGATCCTCATTTGCTGCAGCATCATATTGAATAATACCTTTGGGAGCAGTTCGAATTCCGGGACGAGATGGATGCCGTTGAAACCCAAAATGAAAAACTTTTACATTCGGAACGGTAGAAATCTGCTGAAGTAGATTTGTTACAACTTTAGCATAGCCGGTCATTTGATCAACATGAGTACTAATAAGTAAAAAACGCATTGTATTGGTATATTATACCGTTTTAGCTCTAAACATGAGTTACGTGGGCAATTCCGGGAGCATCATCACTTAGAATCCAACCAATTTTCTCCATAAGAAGCTTCTTGGTCTTACCCGTAACTCCAGAATGATTGTTCTTCTCTAGAACTAGTAGAAACCGAGCAACTCCATCAACTGGCTCTACCTCATAAACAAACATTACAATCCCAACATACAGCCATTGGCTATCAATCTTCTCGATTAGAATTGATCCAGGCGTAATCCAATCATCACGCTTAGCCTTCTTTTGACCAGCAAAGTACATAACACGCACAGTGTTAGTATCATTTACAACCAGATCATCATACGACTCGTTATAGTTGACAGAAAGTAGAGTGACAGACATTTTATTGAGAGTTATGTAACAAATACGTGACAAATCCGTTTTCAAACACTTTGTATAAATTCCCAGCGCAAATATTCGCAAATTTTTTTCCATATGAAATCATGTGCAATCAAACGATCACGTGACTTTAGTAAAGGGAAATACGCTTTGTACTCATCCAGTTCCAGCAGCTCGAAGAACTTGAACAAAATATACGAATAAGACAGAAAGTTAGTGCGGTCATCCGGACAGTACAGCAAAAAAGGCGCCTGGATTTCTTGAAACATCGTACGAATCTTTTCTTCAATTTCTGGCGTAATCGTTGGTGGAGGGTTTCCATTAAGTCTCGAAAGAATATGAGCGGCATGTTCGTAATACTTAGATTTATTTAGCTTCTTTAAAATGTCTCGTATTTCTTTTTCGGTCATTTGAGCAATGTTCTGAATACGGCGTTTCTTAATTTCACTGATGACTTCATGCATCACCTCATCTGGAATAATTGTAGATTCCTTTGCTTGAAACTGATTCAAAATTTCATTTAAGTGATTGATCTTTTTATACGCATAATTATTGCGTTCTTTAGGAGGATCGCGAAATGAAGGAAAATCAGATACTACCATAATGTATTCTTCTGATCCACATTTAGGGCATACAAGTACACCTTCTGATGTCAATTCTTCACGAGCAATATTACAGGACTCACAGTGTTCGGTAATAACCTGTTTCATTTCCGCAACTTCCATTCCTTTCAGTTTCATACGAGTAGCATATTCTTCAAAAAGTTGTTTTTTACTTTGACTACCAGTATCGCCGGCCGTACTTGTGACCAAATACTTTACGAATGTATTTTCATCCATACAAGACGTTGCTGCTTGTTTTGGTTTCTCTGTATTTCCGTAATATTGAAGCATAATGTCTGCATTTTTTACGTAATATTCTTCAACTGGATTTTTAGAATCTAATCTAAACCGTAATTCTTTTAATTCCGATTCTGCTTTAGACGATTTAACAATCTGTTCAATTGAACTTGATACAGTCATGTCCTCAACATGTTCTTCCAATTTTACACATTGTTCTTCAATTTCATTTGTATTTAATTTAGTATCTCGAATTGATGATATGATCGTAGAATGAATATGATCGAGCGTGCCCTGCGTTTTTATAGGCGACGATGAATCAGATGTCTTTTTTATACGGAAGATGTTTTCCATCTTATTGTTTCACTAAAGTTTCACTCTTAAAATACTACTTCATTGCAAAAAATAAAAGGAGTGCCGCTGCAAGAACTGTTGGAATCATAGTTGTATCAAACTGATTTGTGAATGACTCTTTAGGTGCGGGCTTACACTTAGAAATATCAGTCTTGGTGCAAAGAGCTGGATCAAAATCAGGAGATAAGGATGTAGTCAAAAAATAAGAAGCACCCCCACTTGTTACATCGCATGTGTAACAGTCACAAGGAGGACTTCCATCTGCCGTCATAGCACTAAATAAATAATATGGATCAAGACCTTCAATGTCTTCCATGATTCCCGGAATTAATCCACGAAGATCATTTGATAGAAATGACAAATCTTGCAAACCTGCAGGTGGGCTACCGCCACCCGGAATGTTATTAATAAAATTGTATCGAGACTGTAGGGATCCGTCTATTGCTGTGCATGTACCACCTGTATTTATGAAAAAACGGTTTCCTAACGGAGGATCACCTGTGATCATTCCTTTCACATATGTTTCAACAGCTCCCAAGTTGGTACTAATTTGTCCAAATGTTCCATTTGAGCCAACACCCAAAGAACCAGGACCTGGAATATTATCCGAATAGCTGTAGGACGGACCCAACAGTTCCGTGCTTTCATTTTCTAAATTTGACCATATAGGATTGTTACCCAGATCTCCCATTACTTTTAATATAGTTTATAAGTTGTTCGCGAAAAACAGGATTTGTTAATGCACATGGTCTTTGTGCTAGAATCATTTTAGCAGTCGAATCAAAATCGTAACCAAATTTTTGAATACAATATAACAGTGTCAAAAATCCACTTCGATTAATTCCACACTGACAGTGAACAAATATAACTTTTGACTCTGGATCTGATAAAAATTTATTCATTGTGTCAGCAAACCGCGGATACCAACCGGTTATATCAACAGATATATTATCAACTGCATTAATGCATGTATATTTTGTAGGATTATGATCACGAAACCACTCCGGACTATCTGAATCTTGAGCACAGTTTACAACATGAGTTATATTGTGTTTTGCAATAAATGCAGGAGTTACCATAAATCCGGCGCCGAACATAATTGAAACGTGGACCTTAGCAGGAGGATCTTCCATCCATCCTCGAGAATGACGACGTAGAGCTTTCCAAGAATCATTCATACTTGATACTTTAAAAGACCCATATTGTCTAAAAACGGACTTCATTCTATTAAATCAAGAATAAAGCAATAAAATGTCGTTCGTTGTCGCTAATCGCGAGAAGCTGGATAGGCGTGGCTGCCACAATACACAGAGACTTAACACAAGCGAACATTTCGCAGTAATAACAAAAAGAGGTAAAGTGATTGCAGTAGCTAGAAATAAGGCAGGAAGTCGTTCGAGTGGATGTGGTTGTAATGACCAAACACTGCATGCAGAATGCGCAGTTGTGAAGAGTCTTGGTGACATTTCACAACTTCGTGGTTGCGTGTTGACGGTATTTCGTTTGAACAAGAATGACCAAATTATGCAGTCTAAGCCTTGCCACGACTGTCAGGTATTCCTGACCAAGTGTATGGAAAAGTGGGGTCTTAGGCGTGTTGAATATTCGTAAAAACGGAACAAAAATACTTTTTAAATCAAATCTTAAGCAAAATGTCGGTGATCTTCGCCAATATTGATGGACTATGTGCAATATGCAATGTAAAAACAAACAGGTATTACAGATGGAATTTCCCTGTTATGCCATATACAGATCCATCAAACTATAGTTATAGCATCGTTCATAATTTTGAGAACCATGCTATGCTAAAAGTGATTTCTAGAGAGACAAATAGAATTGAAAAAATTGAAATAAGCCCACTTGATTACACAGGTACTGACTGGGTAGAGGACTGGGTATCTGGTGATCCACAGTAAATATATTTTTAAATTATACTACTTCCTAGAGTACCTACTACATATGCAATTGCTACAGCTGCTAAACCTAGAACAGCGGCACCCGTGTAAGAAACCGTACCACCTGTCGTGTACGTATGAGGAATGTACTGAAGTAAGAGACTGCGAGGAGTTGATAGGGAAATAATTGCAGCAGCTAGGAAAAATCCAAAGTACATCATTAGGCCACGAACTGCATAACGAATCGAATTAAATGTCGCATCGTGGTTATAGTTTGTTACCGCCGGCTTGTTCTGATTGCTAGTATTCACAGGAGCAATAAAAGGGTCAACGCCGCCCGTTACCATAGGCGCAAATGTAGTTGACTGAGGTAGACTCGGATTCTGAACAGGACCGCTTCCCAAAAGAGAACTTAAATCCGTAGCTCCACTATCTTGCATTTATTTAGAAGAGGGTATTTCGCATGTAGCATCTTGCGCAGTATATTGATAACATTTTCCATCAATAGACACAATTTCTTTAACAACATCTTCTACAGGTAAGGACAAGGTCTTTCTTTCTTGAATAGGCTTATGAAACAGCATAATGACGAGTCCCATACCGATTAAAAATGAAATAAACATCATACTCCGTTCATTGTGGAGAATTTTGATAACCTGTATCATTTGTTCTGAGACGCGATGAAATTAAGAGATGTTGTATTTTTTGTACACGGTACCTCCTTCGAAACAAATTTTACACACCCCGTACCCGTATAAAACTTTGATTTATCACCCGGAGTTGGTAGACTTTTATCAGGACGAACCGGTGGATAAAATACCGATACAATTAAAAATCCTACAAGCATTCCGGTAAACAACCACAATATAGATATCATCCCCCTTTATACCATCTCTGCTACTTTATCCATAATTCGAGTCATTGTCTCATCATGGTCGCCCGACCATGTAAGAAAGAAAGGTAAATGGCTAAATGGAGGTTTAACGCCATAGATCTCTCTGGGCATCCAATCTCCGAAGTTTACAATGATATCACCAATTTGAAATATACCTTCCCAACAGTAATCTAGCGGATCGCGATTCTCGTGATATGCCGGAGTATTTATAAGAACAATTTGCGGAATTGCATTTTTAACTACATGAATATGTACTTTGTCAGTTATTTTACAAGCGGTAAATCGCTCATAAAATTCAAATTTTGCATTTGTATTAGGTCCTCCAACAAGAATGATAACAGGTATTGGCATTTTATTATTTATATTAAGTTAGTTGATAAATTCGTTTTTATTCACTCATAATGATAAATGGACCAAAGTGTTCTAGAGAAGATTCAGGATCCTCGTGTGGAGAATCGCTATAATATGACGTCTACATCAGCACAGTATCCTCCTCCTGCACACGGTGGACGTATTCCTAACTTTAATGATGTTCACCAGTCTTATGGAATGACATCTAAGCCTTGGAAGGAAGGTCCGGCCATTGAGGGACATGATCCCCGTTCTGATCTTATTGGTCGCCAGCACAAAGCTACTCCTCTAAACACTGTATTTTTTAGCAAGGGAAATATTGATGTTTTGCAGGATAAAATTGCTGAACATGTTTGGCTAATGAGCAATAAACAGCATCGCATTGATCGCCAAAGTGACGATGATCTTCAAATTATTATGCGCAGTTATTACCTTATGTTTGGTCAGAATAATGATGCTCGTGTGGCTGAAGAGTTAGATGATCTAAACCGTCGCGTTATTGGATATGCTAGTGCAAAGATTTATTCGGAGCTAGAATTCTATCAGTTCTATCGTCGCGATATTGAGGATTTTGCTCCTCCGATTGCTGGTCCTATTAATACTCAAGTTTATGGTACGCGTACAGGCGAGCTCAAATCATTTTTTTAGAATACGTAATGGATCTTCGCGTATTTCATGACCGCATTTATGCTAAATATCAAAGTCAATTATATACATTTGAACCCACATGGGATTCATTTCGACCTATAGAAAAAGTTGGTTGGGATGGAAAACAGTATAGTATTGTTGACACAAAGTATAAAACAGATCTATTCGGTGAATTTTATGGATATGAATCATCCGAACAAAAGAAACTATGTCGTGAACTTGTTGAAACAACTGAGCTTGAGAATCTACCAGAAGTTACAGATCCTATTCAATTTTGGAAATGGTCAGGCGAAGTGGAAGCAAAGTGGTTCCGTGATAGACCTTGTGTATTTGCAAGTCCATGTGTGACCAAAGATTGGGTACGATACTTGAAATATTTGAACATTCGTCAAAAAACATTGCGTCAGTATCCACGAACACGAACAACAAAGCGTTTACTGCGAAAAGTTGTTCAAAAAGCCAAATGAAAGTGAATATTATATCAAACTTTCAGACCAATACAGGTCTATCTCAAGATTCAAATATTTTGAGAGGAATTTTGACTGCAGTCTACGGAGATAATGTGCAGATATTTCGTATTCCATATGTATTTCCCCAGTGTCAAGAAGCGGATGTAAATATCTTTCTTGAAGTTGTAAATCCTTGTTTATTTGCATACGCGCGTCGTAATATTTGGATTCCTAATCAGGAATGGACATATAAAACGTGGATTCCCTACATGACCATGTTTGATGAAATTTGGGTAAAAACTACTGAGGCTCGCGAATGTTTCAATAAAGCATCTAATTACAAAGCAAACGTAAAATATATTGGCTGGTCGTCAATTGATAAGGGTTGGAATCCTACTACTGTAAAGAAGAACTATTCGAAAGCGATTGTGCCTGTGGGTAAAAATATCTTTCGCAACCCTAAACCTATTTTTCAGGCATATAAGCGCATGAAAGCAACTGTACCTTCAATCTATTCAAAGCTACCTGTTCTTCACGTGGTGTATTCATCTGCACATATTAATGTCTATTCTCCTCCTGAAATATCCGATAAGGTTATCCTTCGCGGAGAAGTTCTACCTCAGGATGAATATGATGAACTTCTGAAAGAATGTGGTTTATGTATTTGCCTATCTGCCGCTGAAGGATTTGGACACGCAGTTGTTGAGACAATGTCTGTTGGTTGTAATCTACTTTTATCACCTATCAAACCTTTTACTGAAAACATTATCGGGGCAATACAGCCTGGTGTCTATTACGGAGAAGCTTCGGCGACTGTACAACAACCGGAACACATTGGATGCCTTGTTGATACTAGTGTGACTTCTATCATAGAAATGTTGGTCGAGTACATTGACGTATCTATCAGAACTAAGCAAGAAAACTCTGTATTTATTCGTGATTTGTATGAACATAACCATAAGGCATGGATTGATCGTATGAAGCTTGTACTTTCCGGGTCACTTGATGCATCTCTACCGGCATACACATTAAATGATGTATTCCCCAAAGAAGAGAACCTACCCGATGTTTCAATTTTGACGATTACCAAGAATCGTCGTGTATTTATGCCTCTGGCAAAGTATTCTTATATGATCCAATCGTACCCCGAAGATAAACTTGAGTGGGTAATTGTAGATGATGGAGATGATCCCATTGAAGATACACTTATTGGAGTACCAAATGTAAAGTATGTAAAATGTGATCCTGGTATGACGATTTCACAGAAGCGTAATCTTGCCGTTGAAAGCGCTATGTATGATATTATGGTTACAATGGACGATGACGATGTATATCCAAACAATAGTGTTCTACAGCGTGTAGCTATGATGCTAAAAGAACCCGTAAAGCAGTGTGGATTTTGTACAACAATCCCTTGCTACGATATTACTAAGTTTTCATCATTTATGAATGTTCCACCTATGACACTATCTATGTCCGAGCGTGTCTCAGAGGCTACATTGGTCTTTACTCGTCAGTTCTGGAATGAAGGAAAGTTTGATGAAAAAGTTCATGTTGGAGAAGGTAACGCATTTATTCGCGGTCGCGAGCAAATGTGTAGAGAGCTTTCGCCTCAGGATGTGATTGTAAGTTTAATTCATCCAAAAAATACTTCATCTCGAAAGACCCCTACACTCAAGGAGCCTAACGGATGTCATTACGGATTTAATGAACAGTTATTTGCTATGGTTACTCAAATTGGTGAAGAACTCTCAGTTTAGTACTTCATGCCGAAGAGGCGGCGACCGCGGCTACGGCGGTGCGTCTTCTTAGTGTGACGGCGGCGACGGCCACCCATGTAAGGATCACCACCACCAGTCACTGCAACTACGGGTTTAGAGGCCGGATCAGCGACGAGAGTTTCCGGCTTCACGACAACCGGATCCGCAGCAGGGGCACCGCCGCGCATCTTAAGACCCATCTTCTTGAGCATCTTACGCACCGTCTTCTTCTTAACGACGCGGAGCTTCTTGTGAGAGCGACGACGACCACCGGTCGCAGCCGGGGAGAGAGCTAGAGCGCCACCTTCGACGACATCAGTAGACATTTTATACTTAACTAAAGAGAAATTGTTTAGGCACTACAAGAAAGACAAGTGGGGTCAACCGTGAATTTTTGCGCGGATGAGGCCGCCTTTGTACGCAGATAATAACAACCAGTCTTCAAGCCTTGCTTCCAGGCAAACATATGCATAGACGTAATCTTAGAATATGTGGGTTCGGCAAGGAACAGATTAAGAGACTGTGACTGACAGATAAACGGCGCTCGATCGCGAGACATCTGGATGAGTGTCTTCTGAGGAATCTCCCAGACAGTTTTGAATATTTCACGAATATCGGCAGGAATTTCCTTAATGTTAGAGACACTACCATTCTCTGCCATAATTTGACTACGGATTTCTGCAGTCCACAGACCAATTTTAACCAACTCTTCAACCAGATACTTATTCACAATCATAAAGTCTCCGCTGAGTACACGACGAGTGTACAAATTAGACGTGAATGGTTCAAAGCACTCATTGTTGCCCAAAATTTGAGACGTAGACGCTGTAGGCATTGGAGCAATAAGTAGTGAATTACGAATACCTGTGCTACACGTCTTACGAAGAGTAGTCCAATCAAGATACGTAGTCGTAGGCGTATCGTTCCAAAGATCAAACTGCATTTTTCCTTGACTCATAGGCGAATCTTTAAAGCTTAGATAGGAGTTATGACCAACAGCTGAAATGTCAGCTCGCCATTCATCTCGAGTCGCGCCTAGCATACTAGCATTCGCCGCTGCATAATAGATATTTTCAAAGATTTCACGGTTTAGCTTTGAAGCGTCAGGTGACGTCCAAGGAATACGAAGCATAGCAAATACATCGGCAAGTCCCTGAATTCCAATTCCAATAGGGCGATGGCGCTTATTTGAGTATTCACATTTGCGAGTCGGATAGAAATTCTTATCGATTACAATATCCAAATTATCAGCTAGAATGGCAGTATACTTTCTTAGTGCTTCAAAGTTGAAACGATACTCTCCATCCGCATGATATGCTCTCTGAACAAACTTAGGAAGAGCCAAGCTTCCAAGATTACAAACAGCTGTTTCATCAGGAGACGAGAACTCCATAATTTCGGTACAAAGATTTGAACTCTTGATTGTTCCAAGATTCTTCTGATTGCTCTTTGAGTTAGCAGCGTCTTTGTAACAGAGATACGGTGTACCAGTCTGAATTTGAGCATCCAAAATCATTTGCCATAGTTTCTGAGCAGGCATTGTCTTGCGACCCTTTCCAGCCGATTCGTATGACGTATAAAGTTTATCAAACTCTTCACTGTGAACGTCATCAAGTCCAGGACATTCGCGAGGACACATAAGTGTCCAATTTTCATTCTTCTCTACACGCTTCATGAAGAGATCAGGAATCCAAAGGCCATAAAATAGATCACGAGCACGATCTTCTTCTGCTCCTTGATTTAGCTTGAGACGTAGAAAGTCCTCAATATCTGCATGCCACGGTTCTAGGTAGATAGCAAAGGATCCATTACGCTTTCCACCCTGATTTACATACTTTGCAGTATCATTGTAAACTTTGAGCATTGGTACAATTCCCGTTGACTCTCCATTCGTTCCGTGAATCTTAGAACCACGTGCACGAACATTATGAATTGAAAGACCAATACCTCCAGCCCACTTGCTAATTTGAGCGCATTCTCCAAGTGTTTCATAAATTCCCTTGATTGAATCTTCGCTCATATTCGCTAGAAAGCATGACGAAAGCTGAGGATGGTTCGTTCCAGAATTGAAGAGAGTAGGTGTTGCATGAATGAAATATCCTTCCGAAAGAGCATCGTAGGTCTCTTTTACCTTCTTATAGTTCTCTCCATGTAACTGAATCGCTACACGCATCCACATATGCTGAGGACGTTCCCAAACAAGACCACTCTTTCGTCGTAGAAGGTAGCCTTTCTCTAGAGTTTTGAAACCGAAGTAATCAAACATAAAATCACGCGAATAATCGATGATCTTTTCAAACTCCAAATTCTGTGCAACGCAATAATAAGACTCTGCAATAACCCCTTCATCAAACAAAACTTGGGCTGAATCGATCAAACGAGTCGGAGTATTCTTGTGGTGGTTATCAATTACAATACGTGCAGCAAGCTTACCATAGTTAGGGTGGTAGCGAGCCTGCATCATGGCACACGTCTCCGCTGCAAACTCATCAAGTTTGGAAGTAGCCATTCCGTCCTGAAGCTGGTTACATACTTTCTGAGCTACAAGATCAGGATTTACATGGTCAAGACCGTCTGATAGTTTGCGCACACGTTGTAGGATGGCATCAAATGAGACCGGAACACGGTCACCGTTGCGCTTAATTACATACATATGATCCATGCTAGTTACCATTCTGTATATTGATAAACCGAGAATCCGTTATTGATGAAAACATACCCATTTTAAAAGTGCGCAAGTATTTGTGTAATGGAGCAAGGACTACTCGAGCTTGTCGGAGAACTTATCGAAGCAAGGGTTCAATTTTTTACTCGTAATTTGAATGGAATTACGTTTCTTCAGCGAGGACCAGCTCTTCAACATTTTCTATCTATAGAAGAGCGTTATATCGATCTAATTGACCGTCTGCACCGTAGTAATCTTCGAAACCAGCTCGTGACAAGTGTTATTACACTAACTATGGGTGAAGCCGCCGGAACAATGGAGAATGTTCGCGTAGCTCCAAGTCAAGAACAGGTTGATAGTGCAATTATGGATATTGCCTCATCTGAAAATAATTGCGCAATCTGTCAAGATTCGATATCATCTGCTGGTGTTCGCGTTCGTCACTGTAGACACGACTTCCACCGTTCGTGTCTTATCAGCTGGTTTTCTATGAGTGTTCGATGCCCTGTTTGTCGCCACGATATCCGAGAGACTCAAACGGGTCCTGCAGGTCAAACATCTTCTGTCGCAGCAGGAACAACTTCTCTATCGGTAAACCCGTCGGTGGGACGTTAAATTTAGGAATTTTATCTGATCCACCATATTGTATCTGATTTAACATTCGACGAACATCATATTGACAATCCTTCAAAACTGTGGGGACGTCAATATCGCTAAAAATAGCTTCCAGATCAACAGCTCTGGGAGGAAAACATCTTACAATTTCAATACTTTCGGTATTACGTTTAAAAAGTGTTGGAATCTCATTTCCTGTACAAATAATAGGAAGTTTACGTGTGGGATCTTTTATCCAATTAATAATTTTGCTTTGAGCATGAGGATCTGAACCATCTATTTCGTCAAGAATTACACACATTTTGCGCTTTGTTTCACCTCGTAAGAATGACTGAATGCTTACAGTAGAACGACAAGCATCTTTAATTTTTTCAACATCTTCAAAACTACGGATACTTCTACTTGCATTAATTTCCAATGGTTCAAATTCAAATGTACGAGCGGCACATAATGCAAGTGTAGTTTTGCCGATTCCAGGTGGACCCGTCAAAAATACAGCTCTTGCGAAATTTGATTTTAGATACGTCTCGAGGATACCCTTTGCTTCTGTATGCCCAATAACTTCATTAAATACATTAGGTCTGTAAACTTCCGAATACATTACTATACTGAACAACTAATTCTCTAAAACGGATTTTACTCTGATTTTACTCAAAATAATAAAACAAGATGGAGTCTCCTAAGAAGTCTTCTAAGAAGGCTGTAGAGGAGGCACGTGCTGACAAGGGATTCAACTTCTTTGTGTTGAACATGTTTATCGGAAACTTCCAAACAGTTGATGAAGGTCGTCAAGGAGTTATTAACTTCTGTGGTCTTAAAGATGATGAACAGATGTTTGCCTGGTCACGAGATGTAAGTTTTATGAAGATTTAAATAAAAATTATTTTTAATTTGATGCGAGCTTAACTGATATATGCATAGATTGTAATTCTTGAATCGTCAAACGTAATGCATACGGAACTGTAAGTGTTGTAACTTCTGTGTCTTCCGCAGCATCCATTTGACCTGTTTCGGGCTGAAATAAGAATTCAGCTTTATCAGAACGCTCCATCAGGGATTCATTTAAGAACTTTGAAATTCCATGAGATACAAGAATATCACGTTCCATTTCACCAATGCGTAATCCGCCTTCATTTGCACGACCCTCTACAGGTTGGTGAGTGAGAAGCTTTTTCGGTCCAGTTGATCGTGAATTAATCTTATCTTCAGTCATCAACTTGCTTCGAATATAGTAAGTTGGACCAACAAAAATTTCAGATTCCATCATGTATCCTGTTTGACCATTGTAAAGTAGTTCGTGGCCATACGGATGGTAACCTGCTTTGAGTAGCAAATCTTTGGTTTCACCTACACGATTCTTATTTGTAAAAGGCGTTGAATCTGAAATAGCACCCATTCGAACACCAAGTTTAGTTGACATCATTTCAATGAATTGACCGATAGTCATACGACTCGGGAATGCGTGAGGATTTACAATCATATCAGGGATCAAGCCATCTTTTGAGTAAGGCATATCTTCATTCATAATTCGCATACCACATGTACCCTTCTGTCCGTGACGAGCAGAGAACTTATCACCCAGTACTGGAACACGATGTTCGGCTACTCGTATTTTTACACCATGTAATCCATCAGGAGTTGTGTAACGATAAACTGCATCTACAATACCATGCTGACCTTTCTTAGGGGTATATGACTTGTCTGTGTATCCTGAAACCTGTCCCGATGCATTCATTACAGGAACTACAATTCCAACAAGTACAGTATCTTCAGTTACATGGGATCCCTGCTTAATGATACCGTCTGCATCTAAAAAATCGTAGGACACATCTTTTTTGGGAGTTACAATATCTTTATACTCTGAATTGGTAAGAATATTTGCAAACATCGCGTGAGGCAACGTGAGTGGATTAATATCCTTATTTGGGGCCATATATGCACCTGCCATTTCTTCAGCTACATCATAGGAGTGGTAATACGTCGTATGGAACATTCCACGTTGTAGAGATGACTCATTTAGCAAAATAGAATCCTCCTGATTGTAGCCAGAATAGATAGCCAATGCAACAATAGGGTTTTCGGCATACGGCATACAACCCAAAATATGAGGAGTTGTCCATGTTTGAGATAGAGGACGCTGAGCATAATTTAACCAGGTTGCAATAGTGTCAAATCGTTTATTGAATGCTGTATTAAACCAAGAGCACGCCTGTTTTACCTGCTGACAACTAAACATGTTACGAGGAGCCTGATTGAAGTCAGAATTGGGAACTATGCTGGCAGATGCAGAAAAGATTGCCATTCCGTGAATTTCAGAATGAAGTTTCTTATGAAACGGCTCCATTGAAATACGTAAGCTTTCAGTTTCTTGTGCATCCACATAGTCCATTAACTTGGACGTAATTCCATCCCACGTTTTCTCTTTTGAAACTGCGGATCCAGAAACTCCCTCACGATATATTGGACGACACGGTCTTCCTGCATCAGTAAAAATTATGTACGTATTTGTAATACGACTCCAGCAAAGCGATATAAACTTTTGAATATCGCCACTTCTACGTTTTTTGAGAAGCATTGAATGAAATGTCTCCACGTCACTTTCAAGTACACCAACTAGATCAGAATTTACGAATACCTTTGTCCATTTTATATTCCACGTTGAAGGATGAATATCCGATAATCCTAAAAATGTCTTAAAAGACGTTACGTGTTTCATAATATCTGCAGCAGGGCTTGCAGTTGAAAGTGAACAAAAAAGGGTGAATGACTTGATCATACCGATATTACCACCATCGGGGTTGTCAGTAGGACACAATAGTCCCCAGCTGCTCGAATTAATACGACGTGGCTCAACTAGCTTTGTACCTTTGTCCATTTGGAGATTGATACGACGCATATGAGCAATTGTTCCGACATAGGAGAATCGACTGAGCTCCTGTGAGACGCCATCTTTACCAGCCCACTTTCCTTTGAATGACTTTTCAAATCCATTTAGGAACTCTCTAGATTGCCAGTAGTAGCTAATCTTTTCGGGTTGAATGAGATCGACGAGTTTGTTACCAGCATATGTTTGACGTTCGAACTCAATACGACTATCAAGCTGAACTGTCATATTTTTGGAAACTTCTTTGTACAAACGACGAAACTCCTGGAAGCATAAATCGCCACCGGCATCAAGACGCTTGAATCGGAAATGATCGCGATTATCAGGCTGTTCAATTTTTAGAGCAACGCTCATTGCAATTTTTAACATGTGGCCAAGTAGATACGCCTTACGGCGATAGAATGATGAAGTTGACTCGCCTTCTGTCTTTTCACAGTGGGGAAATAGTGATTCATATAAGTTGACAAATACAGCACCATTACTGCGAGTACGAGTCTGGCGTTTTAGGAACAGTAAATCGGGATCTTGATCTTGTTCCTCTTCTTTTGCCATTTCTTGGCGAGTAAACTTCTCATGGGATAGAATGACTTCTAAAAAGATAGAATCGTATAATTCTCTCTCATCTGGATGGGTTCCACAAAGTACAACGTCGTAAATATCTTGATGTGTTGTGAACCCCAGAGCATAAAATACACTCATCAGAGGAACAGGTTTATTGAATCCTGGAAGAGTGATTACCGGTAATCTGTTTGTAGAAAAATCACCGTAGTCTGAAATCTTCTTAATTAAATCAGGATCATCTGATTGCTTATTTGCAGGAGGAATGACTAAAAAGTGAGAATAAGGGCCACGTGTTCCATCTTCAGATATACAGCGGATTCCTGATGTATACTCATACTTTTCAGCTTTAGTTGCTTCAGCAATTGCGTCCTGAACTTGTTTTTCAGTTAAGCTACGTTTCTGTTCCTCATTGGGAACCTGAATACGTTTGCTCGCATAAAACATGTTATCACCAAGACGTTCCTGTGATAGAAGAACCTTTTCGGCACCGCCGATGATAAAGTATCCTCCAAGTTCAAAATTACACTCACCTGCATCATATAGTTGTTCGGGTGTCATCGAAGATAAATAACACAAACTACTTTTCAACATAAGAGGTATTTTTCCCAAAAGTACGTTTTCAAACTTCTTTGTGGTAGTTTCAGTTCCAATAATGAAATCAATTTCCATTCCAACGCGAACTTCAAGCAAGTATGATTTATTGGACAAACGACACATATGGGGAAGAATTGCATTATCAAATTCATCTACAGGTGGCAAATATTTAATCTGATCACTATTGCGTCCACCTACATAAATATGAATAAATCGACTATCATTCAATGTTAACGTAATAGGGTTAGACGCCTTAATGAATACAGGAATCTTTGTAGTTAGCAAATCACTATACGAATCCAAGTGATGACGAACTAATGGATTAGCAGTGCTATCGAAGAATGTTTTAAACACATGTCTTGCGATGTCCATTCTCTTGTAGTTAATAAAGAATGAACTTTGTTGTGCTTTTACTACTCGTAGTTGTCTTTACACTACTGTTTGTAGTTATTGCAAAGTATGCATTGGGTGTTCGTGTTGAAGTGCCCGCAAGTGCTCAACAAATGTCACAGTGTCCGGATCGATGGAACTTTAATATTGGAACAAAAATGTGTGAGCCTGCTTACTCTACACATTGTCTACCATTTAACCCGTCTGCAGCAACATTGAATACTGTGGCTGCAAAGTGTAATTTGGCTAGAAGTTGTGGTACAGATTGGTCTGGGATTTGCAGTTAAAAAGATGGGCATAGTGGGAATCGAACCCACAACCAAAGGCATATAAGACCTCTGCTCTACCATTGAGCCATACGCCCACTCTTACTAGAGTTGAAAATGTTTAAATCCGTTTTCACAAAGTATAAATTAGTCTATCAAATGAAAACAATTATTTATATGCATATTTGTGCTATAAATAACTGGAAAGAGATAATTAAAAATTTATTTGATCGAATTAGATCCAGTGGATTGTATGATAAAATTGATGAACTTCGTTACGGATTTCTTGGAAATCCCGATTGTTTAAAAGATGAAATTTTTAAGGATCCAAAGTTTCATAATATTTTATGGTCTTCTGACATAAACCTCCGTGAAACTGTTACATTAAACAAATTATGGTATGCTGTAAAAGAAGAAGAGTTCAATGTTCTTTATTTGCATAGCAAGGGTGTATCGCATAATGGGCAGAATCGTGACATTACAGACTTAGTAGAATATTTAACTTATTATAATGTTGACAGACATGAAGACTGTATAAACCAACTAAATAATGGTGCAGATGTTGTAGGTGTTAACATATCAAACTTTATGATGTTCCATTATTCTGGTAATTTTTGGTGGTCTAAATCAGCATATATTGGTAAAACAATTCAGTATTGTGTTCATTTTTCGTACCATGCTCCTGAATTTTGGATCACTAGTTCAAGAGAAGGAACATACGTTGAACTAAATTATTTAAATGATGTTTATGACGGCATTTTTTCAAAATTAGAATATAAAAATAAACCGTTAAACATTAAAAAATATAAATATACTTTAGAAATCACTTAAGCTTGTTATTATCTCATTTAAAAATAACTTTAAATCGTAGTTTACTCAATACAGAGTCTGATATTAAACATCATAACAACTATTATGAGCGCAATTGTAAATGGAGACGATGGAATAGTATGCATCATCAACGCAAGAAGCATAAACAGAGGAATATTCTTCCACATATGCTCCTCGGCTAGCTTCTCAGAACGTTCCGACATTTTTGTTACCGTTGAAATCAAAAATAAATTATAAATTCGTTTTTCTAATTTACAATTGGATTAAACCGATCCAACAGATCTCCATTCTTATCATAAAATGAGTAGATCCAATTGGTCATCCAATTTCCAAGAAAATACTTCAGAGCGAATCCCATAAAAGGATACATCTCGCTCTCTGGCATATGATCTGGGTTCATACGCCAGTAACAAATATCGCTTCTCATGCCATTATGCGATCTACGCGGCTGATCGAACACATCGTTCTCGATATTCCTATCGTAGTTTGTCATAAAATTAGTATAGATTGATGCTTGTGCATCTTCAGGGAAAAGGTTAAGTTCCTCTCTGAGAGCAACAACAACCGCAAACCGATTCTTGCGAAAGTCTGACATTTTTTGGTCTCTCAGTTAAAAACAAATTATAAATTCGTTTTTTCTACTTTACATAAAATAGGCCGCTGCGCGCTGCACAGCTGTTACCAGAAGTAGACCCACTACAAAGATTAGGATGAACAACTCAGGGTAGTTAAACCTTGGTTCCGAAGGCTCGCGCGAGCGAGGACGGTATATGTGATCCGACATTTTGTTCGTGTTTGAAATCAAAAAGTATAACTTTTATAAATTCGTTTTCCTGTCAACCCTAAAGCGAGCTAGCAAGTATTGCGAGAGGGACAGCAAGATAGCTTAGTCCAATTCCAACTGCCATAGTTCCCACGGGACCAAGAAGGTAGCCAAATCCAACCGCGGCCGCAACTGCTGCAATGGTAGGAAGCATCTTAACTTTTGAAACAAAAAATTTAAACTTTTGTAAATTCGTTTTGCTAGACCCAAAAATACCCCTTTCGGGATAAACCAGTGGGCTCCATGTAGAGTATTGTGGTTTAGTAGTAAATCTTTACAACCCCAGCTGATCCTGCAACTCGGTCTCCACCTCATTGTAGGAATCCCGGTACACACCTGCATCGAGAACCGCCAGCGCGGCATCCGCCACATCGGCAGGAATCACTCCCAGATCCTTAAGATCAGAGATGCTAGTAGGTCGCTCAAGTTGCGATATCGGGTTTACGGTTGGAACCGTCCAGAGGCCAGTTGTTTTTGTCTTTCGAATAAAGATAGGCTCTTCGCCAATAGTCTTCTTCCAATGCCACCCCTCCTCAATTGTACCGTCACTGCGACGAATCTTGAACCCTCCCGCCTTATTTGCGGTATTGAGCACGTACAACAGAGAAGCAATCTCCTTCGGGATAGTGGCTCGCCAGTCAATCATGACTTTGTCATTCTTGTGCAACCAGCACTCTACGGCCTTCTTCGCCAGCTCCTCGTGCTCATCGCAGAACGAAATTCCAAACAGATAGTAGACAGGCGCGTAAAAGCGCTCATCGTGAATCGTAGCCTTCAAGTCACACAGGTCACAGCCACGACCGTCGTTCCCGTCGATGAAATGCGGCTCCACTTGCTTCCTCTCGCCCCGCTTGTTCACAAAAGACAGTGCCATGTTTTAGATCGGATGTAGTACCGATCAATTAATTCCCATCTATTCTGATTTTTGTAAATTCGTTTTGCTAGACCCAAAAATACCCCTTTCAGGATAAACCAGTGGGCTCTATGTAGAGTATTGTGGTTTAGTAGTAAATCTCTCCATTTACTTCTTCTCGCGCTTAACCATGGCAAGGTCCTGTTTGTAGATCTTTTCGATGTACTTCAAATCGTTCTCGTAGATTTTGGAGTTTAAAACCTCCAGACTCTCAGCCCTGTAAGAAGCTACAACTGCAATCTCAACCGCAATCTCTGCGGCCATCTTGAGGTGGTCCTCGTCAATGCTCCCAGTACCTTTGACCTTCGCATACGCCTCCTCGGCGCGCTGTGCGTTCTTGCACTCGTGCATGACGCTGTTCCTCCTCACTGATTCGAGGTACCGCTCAAGAGCCTCCTCCATTCGGTCCTTTCGCGCGAGGAAAATGTCGAACGTCTTCGCGCCGAGCATCTTTTTATTACTCGCTAGCTACTACAGTGTCCGAAGGTTAGCTTGTGAAAGCGCTACTTTGGCAGGCAGTGATGCGAGTTTTACAGTTTTATTAGTATAATTTTTATAAATCCATTTTGCTAGCGGCGAAGAAATGCATCCATCGGACCACGCACCATTGAATGTCCAACCTTTGTAATTATTCTTGATAGTTCAGGAGATCCAAGAAATAGAATATTGTCTAACTGTTTCTCTTTGTAATCCAATACCTTCAATGTAGCATTTTCTTCATCAAGACCATCTTCAATATAGTCTTTATACATTTTATCATAATCTGCTGTTTTCTTATATCCGTCTAATTGCTCAATTGCCAACGCAAAGAGTTGAGCTACTGGATTTTGAATTTGGTTTGAAACATAGAAACGTGTATCTGCATGCAACTTATGTTCTTTTACGTAATCAAGTTGCTCGATACGATCACCTTGTTTCTTATGCCCTGCGTTTTCGGCGACATAAATGAACGCTAACCGATCACCTACTTGAGGCTTATTTCCAGCATCACGTTCTTCCATGCGATCAGCAAGAACACGATGGGCAATTTGTCCGGGATTTTTGTAATCATCTCGCAACTGTTTGGTAATTACATATTTTTCAAGTGGAATCTTATTTTGCAAAATGTCGACTAGAAGTGTTTTTACAAACTCTTGCGCCTTCTTGATGTCTCGGTGTTCCATGAGAATGTCCAGAGCTCCACCGAATACATCTTTTACGATCGGAGCATTATCACGTCGCTTAAGAGCAACGCCCATAGTCATACGCTTGCACTTTGTCACATCGTCTTCATACTTCATTCCTACATATCGCTTACGACAGAATAGAATGAATGGAAAGAGAGTTTTCTCATATTCAATTTTATGTGCTGCACGGCACTGACTGGTAATTGACTGGGCTGCTCGTTTTCCAAGTTCAATTGATTCGGCCAAATCTTTGGTTGGAAACTTGATGAAGATTGAATCTGTATCGCCGTAGATAACCTCTGCTTTGAATTCAGTTTCAACAACAGACTTTGCAAACTGAATACGTTCACGACCAGCAGCAGTGGTACATGCAGCTACTTCAATTTTACGGATCGGAGATGTCTTACTACCGGCCTGACCATACACTGAATTAGCTACAACTTTATACGCTAGCTGGAGACCATTCAACACTGCTTTTTGAGCTTCATCTTCAGTTTTCTCCATGATCTTTCGAGTCTCCTTTCGTTTCTTTAGCAGGATGTCAAGAGTGAGAGGCAATAATCCGATTGTTTTGGAATCAGTTGTAGGTTGCGCAAAACCACAGGTGATACGACCAGTGGATTCGCCTTCGTCATTGTGGACATCATAACTAATTTCATCAATTTTATATCCATTCTTTCGAAACTCTTCTCCGTCTGACCCGTCATGTCTAATTTTCTTGCCACTTGTACTGAACTCCTTCACATAGACAAGTGTATCGGGAGACAGATTGAATGCAATCATGTTCGAAGGATATAGTGAATTAAAATCAAGAACCGAAATAGGCTGATCTAGATACATTCCAATTTTAGGAGGCAGAACAATCGCACCTTCATAAGAACTATCTCCTTCAAATCCTTCCTGTGTTAGAATGATCTGATTACGCTTCGATGCATTGTACACAACTGCGGAATAGATCTTAATTCCTTGACCTCTCAGAAAGATGTAGGTAATCGGAACACGACATACATCTGCCATCCCTCTCGCATTTACAAGCGTATCAAGCTTAGCCATGACAGTTAGAACTAGATCGCAATCCTGAATACAGTACTTTGCAATCAGAGCTCGCTGATCAGGAGTTCCGTGGTGTGATGCAAAGATATCTTTAGGACCCACATCATCCTTAGCAAATGACCATTCAATATTTCCAGGTGCGTCTGATAATAGCTCTGTTTCAGTTTGGATTTTGAATGATTTGGGAGTTACTTCTACAACTTTATAAAGGTCGCCGTCGTGATAAGGATTTGTAGTATTCGTCATGATGTCAAATCGAACCAAGTTTCCAACAAATAATCCACGTGTGCTGTTGGTTACAATTTCACAATACTTGGGAGTATTTTTGAATGACTTGACCTTATCTCGCAGAAATGTAGATGCTACGTTATCAAGTTTGTATGAATCCAAGTTCTGTTCACGACGAATGCTCAGAAGAACGTCGATTGTCATACGCCCAGGCATTTCAATGTATCGTACTGCAAACTTACCACTTGCAAGTTCAAATGTCTTCTTCTCGGTCTTGACATAATCATCTTTGCCACGCCCCCACTGTTTGGCCACAATGCGACCGAATGATAGGGGGATACGGTTGAATTCGGCACGTTCGGCAATATAGCCGTCATCAAAACCAAATGTATTGTATCCGCAAAGAATATCAGGGTTCTCTGTTCTGATCAAACGTTCGAATCGCAAAAGTAGGTCCTTCTCGGTTTTACAGCAGATGTATTTTACCGTTGGATCTTCTGACGGAGTTGTGTCGCCAATTACGAGAACAAACCGATCCTCTGATTGCAACATACTGTCACTCCAGCGCAAACTTACACCAATTTGAATGATTTCATCAGATGAGTTGGAAGCTACAGGAAACATACCAGACTCAGAATAAACTTCCAAATCATACGATGCTACAAGTAGAGGAATTGTAATTGCGGAATCGGGGATAATTCCTTGAAAGTTTACAGTGTAACAAACATCTACATTCATATCTTCGCCAGGATCAGTACGCTCGCCTTCGAATTTAAAGGGTGATGCAGGGCTGATATCCAAAATATGAAAGAGGCGAAGAAGTGGAGGCAGGTTTGTTTCATATGCCATGCGGTCTAATTGTTTTGCAGCTTTAGAAGCACACTTAAATAACCAAATAGCAGGTGATATTACTTTCCATACTCTGATAGGGGAAAGGCCAGAAAATCCACTCATGGCATCTAGTTTGGATTCTTCCATCAAGCGAAGATCAGAGAATGATAGTTTTTTATCATTTGAATCAGCGTATGCCTTTTCAAGTCTAGCCTTTACCGTCGAAGGTGTATCGCCCTCTTTGTGTTGAATGTAAAAGTACGGACAAAATCCTGTTATACGTACTCTTCCAATTTCACCTTCTTCATTACGACCATACGCGTCTACAATATATTTGCCCTTGTCATCAGATTCAATCCAATCACATGGTTGGAAGAATACCATCGTTGACTTATATTTGCTTCTGTTGAATCTTATTCGTTTTTTATATGAACGATGTGTAAAGAGATGGCAACAAATGCTGGTCTACCGCAGTTTTATGCAAATACACGTCAAGGTGAAGAGCCTCGTCATGTGAATGCTGATTCAAAATCTTGGTTTCCTTTCTTGCCCGATACAGCTGCTCCACCTGTGTCAGATTACCGCGGCATGGTCCCGCGTGGCAACTTTGGTAACACGAAGGAAGGTGGTTCCGGAATTGATATGCATACGGATTTATTATGGGGTGCTCCGGGTACTGCTCGTACCAAGGGTCCTAAGCAGACATTTGCTCGTCCCTTCGCGACTACACCGTTCTTAGGTCTTGGTACAATTGAGGGCATTGAAGATCAAAGCCGCGTCATGTTTGGCCATTCAACGGCGAATCGCAAGTCGATTCAGACTGTGACTGACAAACAGTTTCCGGTTTTTCAGCCTCTGATTGCAGAAAAGGAAGCTGATATTCCTGAGAATAATTATTTTGTAGAACCGTTTCTTCGCGGTGGACTTGTCTCTCGTCTAATACCTCGCGTACGAGTCGACTTGACAAAGTAGATGGAAACTGATTAATTGTTGAATCGGGGCGTTCGTCCATTTTTTTATCAAACTCTTTCATTGTTTCACGTATTTCAGCTATTTTTTTAGAAACTGCATCTCTTACTTGCTTCTTTTTAGACGGTAGCTCTGTTTTAAAAAGAATCTTATCTACTGCCAATGTTACGTCGCCTGTTTCATTAAATACTTCTCTAGCCATTGTTTGATCACATCCTGTGAGAGTGCAAATCATATCAATTTGATCCTGCATATTTTATTGTTTTAATGTAAATAACATGAAGATTGATTTTATCGAGTCATTATGTCCTCCGGCGCTGCTATATATGTTGTATAGCACGGTTCACGTTGCGTTAGATGTCTCACTTGGTCTCTACGCAACTGCACTTATCAAGCTAGTTATGGCTGTTTCTGGTGTAGTCATCCTCGATGCTCTATGCAGTGTTGAGCTAGGCGTTGTTTCATGGGCAATTGTTGTTACACCGTTTATCATGGTTGCCCTTGCGTCATCTATCTCTCTAGGTCTAGGACTAGATCGTATGATGGATAGAGCGATTCATGAGGGGTTTCTAACAGGCGATAATTTAAAAAACCGCGATAAACTTGTCACTACGCTAAAAAATCAGGATGCGTTACCCCTACCGAGTACTTCTATATTTTAAAATATAATGTTCCTTTATCCTATTTATTTGAAGGTCTTTTATCTAAAAAATTTAATACGTGATTTATTATGTCCGATGCGAATTCAAAAAGATATTGTGGTTAAGAAAGTTCCCTGGTTATGGATAGGTGCTGAAGTTACTCCTGGTAATTTTTTAAGTGTCACAGATATTGTCAATGAATATGTAGAGATTGGAAATACGGTAG